GCACCCGCCGTTCCGAACACGCCTTGGTCAAACGAACCCGAAAGATCGCTGGCAGCCTGAAAAGGTGCCTGTAGACCCGACGTGAAGCCCTCCATGAAGGTGCCCGTGTCAGATAAAGCACCGCCCACCCCTTGCATAAGCGCTCCACCAGCCCAACTTAGGGCAGCCCCCTTCATGACATCGCCCCACGAACCACCATTAAGCTTAGTGTACATGGCCGAGGCTAAAATCCCGCCAATACCCGGCAAAATAAGGTTGCCTAGCATAGGCACGATGATTGGGGCGATCTTCTTGAAAACCTTCTTGACGCTTTTGAAGATACTTTTGAAAAAGAACTCCGGCATCCCGGTGTCTGGATTGATGCTGTTTAACTCGTCGCCGACGACATATTCTTTTGGGTTCATCCCCATGTCGCGCATCTGATTAAACAGAAGCTCTTTTATCTGAGGGTTGGCGTCCAGCACCTGCATCGGGATGACCGTCTCGCCCTCGGCGGCGTGAACTACATAAATGTCGCCGTTTCTACCGTATTCCGCCAGCTTCTGAGCTTGTTCCTGAAAAGACGCAATCCCTACTGGGGAAAGCTCGTAATCAGGAGTCGCTGTCACGAAAGAATTAATACCCGTGTTTAAATTAGTGTGGTGTTGTTGTTGCATTAGGAGATCTCCAGAACACTAGCGAATACGTATATTTTAGATGCCGTAGCACAATTAAAAATTAGCGTATCACCAGCCTCTAGAACAAAAGGCCCGGTCAGGGACGTGTCGGCGGATTGAGAAGTTGAAGCCAGCGTAGCTAGAGTGGCCTTCTGCAACGTCGCCGTAACGGAAGCTGAACTGTCTGTTATCTTGGAGTATACAACAACAGACCCTGTGTGACTATTATATAGATTTATGCTCTTTACAATCGCTTCCGTTACCGAAGGGCAGGTGTAAACGACGACATCACCCGTTGCGCCCACCAGCTTAGTTATGTTTTTGTATGCAGAAGCCATTAGTCCATAAACCAATTTATGCCGTTAGTGTCATCTTCTCCGCTTATTACAGCAGGAATTTCTGTCCTAGTCAGAGCGTCCTCTAGAACACTGACCAAGCGGGCCATCGTATCGAAGTCATACTCCGTCGGAAGAAGAGGAAGCGTGGTTTGAAGTAATTTAGCCATTACCGCCTCCCGTCAGGTCGGATATCCAACCGGGTGTCGCCCATAGTCCATTGGATGTCGCTATCGTCACTTTCAACACGTAGAACCGTGGACCGCGATCTGGACCGAACAAAAGCCTGATCCGTGGTGCTTGTAACGGCGCTCGTGGAGTTTGTAGACAGGCTCTCGCCGGGATAATCCCTTGTCTTTAGAATATAGTTTACAGAAGCCGTCGCATCGGAGCTTGCGATGTCGATATCTGGGACAATACGACTTATGAACGAGAACTGTTGGCCGTCCCCCATGGAGAACACGGAGGATTCGATAAACGGGGACATAGACTCTCCGTCTGCCGTGGTCCCTGTTTCGTGGTCATAGATGTAGTTAGCGCTGTCAATATAACCCGCTGCGCGTGGCTTACTTAGAAGACCAAAATCAAGCCAAGCGGTTCGCGACAAGGACCCTATATCCCAAGTGCTCTCGGCGTAGTTGTATTTGACGTAGCGGTCTATGTCGCTGCTGTCTGAGGAACAATAGAACCAGAAGATCTCGTCAAACATCCGGTTGGCACCGCCAAAGAACTTGAGGGTCTCGTCCGTGTTTATGTCGTCAAAGACGTAACGGAGCACCGTGCAGGGAATGATTTGTATCTGGCCCGCGTACATAAAGAAGTTTTCCGTGTCCATCCAGAAGACACGGTCTCCAACAGCAACCGCAGCATTAGGGGAGATAATGGAGGCGTTAGTCGCCAACAGATTGAAAGAGAAAATGAAGGGAGGCCCTACAAACCGCATGCTGTAAAGCGACGAATCCGTCCAGATTAGGATCTGCTGACGGGTTTCAACCGCTGTTATTATCTCAGAACCAGAGGATAACCTCTGGTCTCCCGCCGTGTTTGTCGCCGAAGGCGTCCAATTTACCGCGTTTTCCTGATCCGACCACCGTACAAGTAATAAATCTTGGGCCGTCGTGTCTATGGTGTTTGCACCAAAGCAAATGACATGCCTGTCCGTGTCCGATACCAGAACTTGTCTAGCTATGGTTGGTGCGTCAGAGGCCCCCACTTGGGAACTTAAAGGAAGGGACCTATTGTCTAGGCCCAAAGAAGCATCCCAATAATAGACGTTATCGTCGCGCACGTTCAGGATTAAATCTTCGCCCCAATTGTCCTGGGACCAAAGACGGGCCTCACCAGCCGTAAAAGGTTCAACCTCATCTCCCCAGCCGTAGAATCCGTTGGCTTCCTTGACAATATCGTCATCAGCATGGGCCGCTGCGGTTGTACCCCTAGTCCCTCGGACAACACCAGCGTTCAAGTCATTACTGGATTTCCCAGTATATTGGACAAGCTCATCATCAATTTGTATTAAACCGACAAACGTGACTGTATCGCCACTGGCATGTATTGCTGCCGTTGTCCCGTCTGCGGCCCGCGTTATCTCACCGAGAATATTACCTTGGTTAGTGCCGTAGATTATATTCTCACTGTTTATCTTGGCGGTTCCTTTAGCTGGGAAACCGGAAGAATCTGCTAGCTTTATGAACTGGTCCACTACAGCGACAGCCGCCGATGTCGTTGACGAGGCCGTCTCAAAATCCGAGGCAGAGGTTAAATCTATTGACGTGACGCTGGCGTTTATTCCGCCGTCCAAGGTGGTCTGGCTGTATGTAAGTGTCTGACCGCCGAAGAACCCGGCGCTCCAACCCGCGCCTTGTACCGCATTCTCAACACCAACGTGTATTTGATAGTTCGCAACCACTGCCGATCCGCCACCCGCTGTGGATCCGGAGGTGGCCGCACCACCTGTATCCAACGTGTAGGCGTTGGCCGACGTTACGGCGGTTATAACTTGCTCTTTGTTTAAATCAGCAATCGTCAACCCATCTACGGTGGTCGCTCCGCTGTAGACCACAAAATCACCTACCGCAGCGCCATGACCCGCCGCCGTTACAGTAATTATTCCAGAACCCGCGCTGCCTGTGGTGAAGGGATTTGCCCCTAACGTTGCGGTGCTTCGTATAGGCGTTACGTCGTAGTACGCCGCGCCGTTCTCTATGTAGAACTTCGTCTCAGTACCGACGCCCATTAACTTTAAAGCACCCAGAGTGATCCAAGAGTTAAGAGACCGTACCGTTCCAGTAACCGCAGCACCCGCAGTCTTTACCCAGCCGCCCATCTTCTCAGGGCGGCCCGATCTAAAACGGATTAAGTTTGAATCGCGCCAACCCTGCTGCTCCGCAAAAGACGTGACTTCGCGGTTAACTCCAGGTTGAAACTGCACTTTTGTTAAAGGCATCTACATTTTCCACAACATTCCAGCCATAAGCAAAATAACCGCGCCAGCCGAGCTAATCATAACTAGCTCCAGCCGCTTAATGCGCTCGATGGTTTCTTTCCAACGCTCCGCGCACACCGCTTCATGGGTCTCAAGTTTCCCACGCACATCCTTAGCGGTTAAAGTTGCCATTAGCCTGCAACGTAGGCTTTGCCAGCCGTCACCGCATTTGTGTAAGGCGTTTTACTCTTGGATGAATCGCTATACCAAGAATGTGTTGCCTGAAGTTCGAGATGGTCCGTATTGCGGGTGACCATCAATTTAACTTCAGCGGCACTGCCGTGTGTGGCAAGAGCTTCCGTATCATCAGCAACGGTTGCGTTAATCAGCGTTACACTGTCATCCATTGCAGAAAAGTGTGCAGCAATCTCGTCAGCAGTTAGTACATCAGCCATTTAATTTATCCTCTAGTTCAGTCACTTTTGCAGATAGTTCTTGTATTGCTTTAATCAGAGGCATCACAAACATTTCACGGCTCATTACTTGACTGCCGTCAGAACGCTCTTTCCACCCTGCAAAGGTATCACAGCCCGCCTTATCCAAAGCTACTTTGATGTCTTGGGCAATCATACCGTGCATTACAACATCAGTATTTATATTGCTATCCTCAGAATATTCATTCCATTCTTTTGGATACTCATTCGCTGGTCGCCACTGGTACGTTACAGTTTTCAAATCATTAATAAAATCAAGACCCAGATTATCTTTTTGGATATTGCGTTTCTTACGTCTATCCGATGTGCGTGTCCAAGCAGCGTCAGTATCAAATTCATTTTGAACAACGCTGTTAGTCGTTCCAAAGGTAAATTGATAGTCTTCGCTACCTGCTATCGCAGTACCGATCACAATTTGGAAATTGCCGTCGGTGGCACTTGGGTCTGCCAAGGTTCCCACACATACATTATAGATGCCGTCAACTATATTGTCCCCAGCACCCTTGCCGATTATTGTGTTATTATTACCCGTGGTACATGCAAGCAACGCACTGGACCCAACTGCTACATTATTAGCTCCAGTTGTATTAGCACCCATTGCATTGCCGCCAATACCAACATTAAGAGATGCGGTTGTGGTCTTATCACCAGCCCGAAAACCAAAGAAGTCGTTGTAAGTTCCGGTTGTTACTGCCGCACCAGCCTCTAGGCCCACCGCAGTATTTTGCGCTCCGGTGGTATTTGCGGCTAGTGCTGTCTTGCCGACCGCCGTATTTGAAGCGCCGGTAGTATTGGCAGCAAGGGCGTTGCCCCCAACTGCTGTGCCATTGCCTGCTGTCGTATTGGCCCCAAGAGCACCCGCTCCGACCGCCGTAACTGTACTTCCTGTCGTATTGGCATCGAGGGCAGTAAGCCCGATTGCTACGTTACTAGCACCTGTGGTATTGGCACTAAGGGCACTTTGACCAACGGCAGTGTTACCAGCCGCAGTAGTATTTGCAGTTAAAGCATTATGACCAACAGCAGTATTATTACTAGC